TCAACAAAAACGGGGGACAGCGTTCTGAACACAAAAGATATGAGAGTTTTAAATCAAACAACATCATTAGACCAATTGGGTAAATTTATCTCAGTTGCAGTTGTCATCAGTGAGTTAGGTACATTAGAACTAAGAAGATTAGTTCAGACTAAGTTACCATCAAACCAAGACTTTTATGTTGATTTTATCAACGAGTATAAAAATGGTGAGAAGATGTATCATGTAATATCACCCAAGAGGTTTCAATTAAAGTAAATTAAATTTGGTGGGGGATGAATAATCCCCTACCTTTACATTTCAAAAATCAAAAGATATGACTTACACAGATTTTATTTCCAACTCTGAGATTAAAGTTCTTGAGTATAACAAATACTCAGACTTTAATGAGAACATCAACCGCTTCAAATTTCATGTGAAAATTGATGATGTTGAAGATTTTTATTACATCTGTAATCATACTATGGTTGCAGAACCTGATTATGGTAGACACAAGGAATCTTATAAGATTGGTCTACATTTAAGAAATATTGCTGATGACATTATTTCTTCAATTAAATTTGGTAAAATCAAATAAAGGTTATACCTTTGTATCTCACAAAACGGGGGACAGCGTACTGAACACAAAAGATATGACAAATACAATATTTCAAACAGACATTCAGATTAACGATAACAATCACAAGTTAATCTCAGTTGGCTTTTATTACAAGAACGATAGTCGTAAAGGTTTCGGTTCTGTACTAACTTCACCTAATGGTAAACCTTTAGATATAAGTCTTCATCAACAAAGTTTCAAAAAACAATTAGGTTTGATTAAACAAGGTGTTCATCCTGATTTTAAAACTACAGATGAGTGGGCTAATTGTTTAGTAAATCAATTAGATAATATGTTACCACATTATTATAAAGAATGTGGTTATAAAGATGGTCTTCAACCATTACATCCTAGTGACACCAATACTGATGATGAATTAATACAAATGTTACATAGTATAATTGTAGATAACATCTATGTATTAACTCAATTGGGTGCTTTGGTTAATGATGAATATAATGGTATATCTTATCATTATGAAAAGAAAATGACCGACAAAGAGTTACTTTCTATGTTACAAAAAATGGGTGTTTAATATTTAAAAACAAGTTATTATGGGATTAGAAGAATTAACAATAATTGTGGTAGTTGCAGCCGTCTTATTTACACCAAGTGGTAGAGATGGTTTCATCACTGGTTTTAAAGAAGGTTTAAAAAATAAAAAAACAAAGATATGAAATTACAGCAGTTACTAAAAAAGAAAAGATTTATGGATAGTGTCCTTAATTCTTTCAATAAAATTGGACAACCAATCAGTGAGGATGAGTTTGAGTATTTTACTGACGCTGATGGTTTCGCAGAATTTTTTTGGGATGTTTGTTACCCACTAATGAAAAATAAACTTGAACCATTAGAGTTGAGGAATGTAATGGTTTTTAGTTGGAGTATAGATGTAGCATCATCAACCCCCTAAAATAGTTTAAGGTTCTACATATCTTCCCCTTAAACAAAACGACCCCGACCAGTAATGGAAGGGGTTTTGTTTTTGTGTTCATTTATTTATTTTGTCCGATTATGACTGGCTTGGGCCATTCATAATTGGTTTTTTTTTGTAATCACTGAAATATGACTGGCTTGGGCCAGACATAATCTTGGGCCATTCATTATTCGCCACGTAGTTTACTGTAGCAAATTCCTAACGCTTGGTCTTGGTCGTACTCACCACCAATCTCTTTCATACATCTACTGATGAATGTGTTCTCATCCTCACCACTTTCAGGTGAAGGTATAGGAAATCCTTCTTTAACCTTCTTGGCTTCCACTGGTACGCAATTAGGAACTTCCCTTCCATCAACTATCTTAGTGCCAACTTGAACGTAATCTTCCCAACAAGGGTCCTTTTCTCCCTTCTCAAGAGGTTCAAACTTATTAACCTTAACACCAGATAATTCCAATCTGATGTTTCTTACCATTTCTAATCTATTTTTCATTTCTTAAAGTTTAGTTCTTTGTCATATAAATAGACACTATCATAGTTTTGACTAATCCAATCTGAAAGAATAAAATGGTTAATTTTTAATACTTGAGATAAATTCATTTCTAACAAGAGTCTATTAAAGTAGTTCACCTTATTATATGGTTTTAATTCTTCTTCGTTTGGTCTTGGTAATGTCATATAGTTTTTTGTCGTTTAAGTTTCTTGTTCTCATCCATCAGTTTCTCAACCATCTTTTCAAGGTCGTTAACTTTTAAATTTAAATCATGTATTTCTTTCTTAAGGTCTTCAATAATCTTAACATAGATATTGATAGATAATTCAAGGTTACGTAATACTTGATTGTCCGTATCAGCTTGTTGTCTTCTACGACCTACAAACCAACCAGCAATACCTGTTAAGGCGTTTGATATAATTAATAATAATTCTGTACTCATTTCCGTATTTGTCTCAATTTTATTACCGAGATTGTCATTAATAACAATCGTAACAAGGAGGTGATGATGATTCTATTTCACTGTATGATGGTAAGTTTCCAATACCACCGCCAGGATAACCTCTCTTTGCGTAACCGTAACGTGTGGTGTGATTTAGAACAATCGGGTTATTGTATTTTGCTGACTTATCAGGAATCATACCATCAATAGTTGATGTAGATAGATATTGAGGATATAAGTTTTGACCTTGACCAGTAATTAACCAGTCTTGTAACCTCATTTTATAAAAGTCTGCAGTTTGTTTTTGTATTGACCTTAGATACTTCATAGTTTCAATATCCACAGGTGCAGCACTTTCCATTTGACCTTCAACAATAGATCGGTTCATCGTTCTATAATGTAAGAACGGCATGGCACGAAAATAGGTTGCTTGTATAAGATATGGACTTATGTACTCATTTACCAAAGTAAGTTCATCATTATTAAATGTATTACCTGTTGACGATACTTGACTCAATAAATGATTATAGAACTTTGTTCCCAATAGTGGTTGTAATTCTGTATCTTGAGTGATTTGAATTTGTCCCCTGAGAACGTCCATATCCATATTTTTATTGATTACACTGAATTGTTTCAGCTTGGTCTCCGATATTAATAATACTCCCATGTGTTATTGTTGTGTTGGTTGTTCAGGTTTATTTTCAACAACAGGTTGTTCCACAACATCACCCACTTCATAGATTGATAATGGTTTAATTTCAAATGTTGTTGGTGTCTGTGATTTTAAACTTACCAACTTGTTGAATGTTGGAAGTAATTCATTTTGATATGGCATAATAACCATCTTTCTAATATATTCTGAGTGGTCTACGATTTCGTTTCTTGTTCCTAACTTACCACTTGTACTGATACCAAATAACTCACCAGAACTAATCCTATGACCTGACAGGATGGTTCTGATAATGTCATCGTATATTGCTTGATAATACCCATCATTTGATGATGGTGCAATCTGTGTAATTCTTGGTGATAGTTCAGGACTCTCATTAAAGGATATGATTGGTCTACCTGCGTTGTTTACAGAACTATATTGTTCTTCTAACGCACGAGTCATAAGTCTTTGATTCTCCTCATCAGGGATACCGTTTACAAAATCAATCCAAAGACTTGGTAACATACCATTCTTTAAGTTGTTACTGTGAAACTCTTTTATGTTTACATCTATTTCAATAGCTGCAAGTGCACCACTATAATCAGGATTTGGATAATAAGAATTAGAAGGTTGATATTGTTTGTAATAAAGGATTTGGGATGGTTCACCATCTTCCTGATTGAATGTATCAAATTCTTCAACAGGGTATTTTTTTATATTTGTCCAATCTGCTGAATAATAATATTTTTCAATTTCATCCGTATCAGGATTTATTTTACCACATCTAACTCTACTAAAATCTATGTGATAAATCTCAGCAATAGTTTGTCTATCTCTACTCCAAATTATATTCAAACTATAGCCACCGAACAGAACAAGGTCCAAGGCACATTTCTTCATCACTTCAGAAACGTTTTCTTTCTTGTTAATTAAGTTAATAGAAGCCATAGGATTATTGATGGATACAACTCCATCACCCATAATCTGATTAACCTTGCTTGTTACGATTGCTTTGTGGATTGCACTATTATTAAATCTTGTAATTAAGTATTGTGGCATCAAATTGTTGTCACCATAATATACCCAAGGTACTCTTTGGAACACTTCTGTAAACTTTGGTAAAATTGGTTCCTGTCTAAAGTTAACCCTGTTTAATTGGTATTTTTGTTTTTCCTCACTCATAATTAATCTTGTATATAAATATAATTGGAATTATCTTCATCTGGTGAAACATATTCTGTAAACGGATTTGACTCCTCAGAACCATTTAATTGTGCCATACCTGTATAAACAAGGTTTGTACCATTACCAAATATTTGAAGGTTATATTGTCCTAAGTAGTTTAGGTCTTGTCCCGCGTTTTGTAAATTGAGAATTATCTCACAGTATCTATCATTCTCTGCATATACTGCAGAATTTGATAAATTAATTGTATATGATTTTACCTCTTGTGACACCACGTGTGTGAATGTCAAAGTGTATCCTGTAAAATCTGTTCTTGAATTATTGTTGATGTTTAATATCAACTCATTCTGTTGACCTTTATTTAATAATAACATATATCTGTCTGTATAATAATAAATATAAAAAAATTAAAATTGAATTGATATATTATAAAAAAAAGGGTCCGAAGACCCCTTTTTGTAGGATATATGTAGTAATTGGAGGTTTAATCCACCCAAATTTATTTATCCGTTGAATGTAGCACCTGAGAACACAGTAGCCAAAGTTCCACTGATAACTCTTGCAGGAACTGGTTCCTGACCTGTTAACGTGAAATTCATGCCGTTTCTGTCTCCTAGTGCTAATCCTGAAGTTAACGCACCTGCTGATACGTACATACCTCTCACTTGACCCAACATATATTGTGTGTCATTTTGGTCAATTGCAATTACTTGCAAGTTGTCCTTCTGTGCCAAATTCAATATAATGTTTCTTTTATCTTCATCATATTTGAATAAGACCATTTCCAATACTTCCTCAAAAAAAACGGTCCCGTTCTCGAAGCTCTTTTGTATGTTCTGGGTCAATTGGCTGGTACCTCTCTTAAGTTCAAAACCATAGAATATTGTTCCTGCAGCGGCAGTAGCACCCGTGATTGCATCATCTGCATTATATGTAAAACCTGTAACACCACCAACG